TGGAATTGGCTTAGGCGGGCAGGACCACCAGCACGTCGAACGAGAAGGAAGTCGCCCAGGAGCGCTCGTCGATGCCTTCGTCTTCGGACTGCATCGTGACGTCGTAACAGGCCGCGTCGGTCGAGGCTACGAAGGCCGCCTTGATGCTGGTCAGGTCACGCATATTGCCGGACAGGGCGGCGCAGCGGGCGCGGTGATCGGCGAGGGTCGTGTCGTCGGCGTTCGAGAAGAGGGTGATGCGGACCGAGCAGCTGAAGTTGCCTTCGCCTTCGGGGAGGTCGGCAGGACTGCGGGCAGACTCGCAGAGGACCACGGCCTTGGGCAGGGTCTGGGTCGCGGCGCTGTCGCCCGTCAGGAAGGCCACGGTGGTCAGCCCAGTCTGGGTGGATAGGTAGGTGGCGAGGGTAGACTCGCAGATGTGCCTAATGCTCTTCGTGCCCATTGTACCTTTGCCCGCTTTGGTAGGGAAAGGAACTTGACAGGCTGGCTTCGGCGGTGCTTAGATGCATTTATGTTCGACGACCCGGCCCTGACCAAGTTCTTCGGTATGCTACAGCGTATCGAGGAGCACCGCGTCATCCGGCCCATCAAGCGTAGGGTCGCTAAGGTTAGCCGTGGTCCTATGCTGGCCCGCCTGTATGCTGGCGAGACGCCTGCGTCCTATGTCTGCGAGCCCAAGGTCGACGGCCTCCGCGTCTTGATCACTGCGGACCTGTCCCGCCGCATCGTGCGCTTCGAGACCCGCAACGGAAACCCGATGCCCTCCCTCGACCATCTGGCCGAAGATGTGCTCGACCTCCTGTCTGGCAAGGACGGCGTCTGGCTGCTCGACGGCGAGGCCGTGTCCGGCAAGTCCTTCTTTACCTCAGTCGGCGCCCTTCGCTCCCAACAGTCTGCCGACGATGCCCGCGTCTGGCTGTTTGACCTTCCCTCTGTGGAGGGCGATTACAGCACCCGCCGTGCCTCGCTGGAGGCTTTGTTCGCCCAGTCCTACCCTACGTCCCTCCTGCTCATCCCGAGCGTCTCCTGCACCCCAGAGGAAGCCTTCCTCCGCTTTACCTCGGAGGGCTTCGAGGGTGCCATGGTCAAGGACACCGCCGCCCCCTACTCCCAAGGCCTTCGCTCCAGGGCTTGGCTCAAGGTCAAGGACGCCGACACCACTGACGCCGAGATTGTCGACGTGGTCGAAGGCACGGGCAAGTGCGCCGGGATGGCTGGCCATATCGTCGTGCGCTGCGGACGCCGCCTCGTCAATGTCGGCACCGGCATGGATAACGCCACCCGCTCCGCCCTGCTTGCCGACAAGGCTTCAACCATCGGACGCACCGCCGAGGTCGTCTATCAGATGAAGACTCCTAAGGGTTCCCTGCGCCACCCCGTGTTTGTCGGAGTTCGCGGCGACAAGTAATCATTTCTTATTGAAGCCGTCGATGTCCTGCTGAAGGAGTCGCTTGATTCGCTTGGGCATTTGCTTGACGCGGTTTCCGTAGACTAGTGCGAGGACATTAGCCTGGTCTGCGATGCCGTTGATGTTGCCGTCCGCGTTGAATACTATGACGTCGACGTCTTTGTCCGACGAGCTGATCGTGTTCTTTCCCTGAACAGTCTTGTGTCGGGTAATCCATGCGGCGTTGAGCAGCTTGACTCCGAAGTCTTTTGGGACGCCATTGATGACTGGCTTGGGAAGGGTGCGAAGAGCCATAGCCCAGCCGGACTTGATTGAGCCGACAGTCTTTTGCCTCTGCATGATGTATCGGTCTAGGTCTGGCTTGTTCTCAGCAACATATCGGCTCATTTTTTCGACTCCGCTGACGTTGCGTCCTGACTTCCAAAGTCGGCCACCTTCGCGCTGATAAATGGGCTTATAGACTGCGTGGATTTCAGCGATGGACTGAAGGCTTGCCTGATTGAGAGATTCATTGGCTACCTTGTTCCCGATGCGGTTAAAGTAGTTCCGCAGCTTCTTGAACCCCCAGACAGTTCCAAAGCCGTTGTAACGGTCAGAGAGCATCCGGGCCAAAAAGCCGTTGCTGTTAAGGATAGGCGAGTTCTTGGCCGCGACTTTCCAGAATAACGAGGCGTTATCCGTAAGGGCTAGGGAGCCGAGGCGCTTAACCACCCGGGCACGCTGGGTGTCCTTCGTGCCGCCAGACATTGGGACGACTACCTTGCCGACGTCTCGGTCAATGGCCTGCTCGCCTGCCTTCTTCGCGGCTTTGGACAGGCCGTCACCCCCGCCCTTAGCCAGGGGAGGGGTAAAGGTCGCCGCGTCACTGCAAGCCAAGGCGGCCTGTTCCAGCGCCGCGTCTCGTAGGGTCTGCTTGGACTTAGAGGCGTACTTCTGGATGGCCGCCATGAAGTCCGCGTAGGACTTGGGCTCAATGACGACCTTGACCACAGGGGTTACTGGTTATCGTCGATGACGACGAGCGTGATCCATGCCGACCCGGGCTTGTAGGTCTGGCTGGTGATGCGGACGGTCTTCCCGCCGGCCACGATCTTCTTCCCCTGGGCAAGGGAGGCGATGGGGGCACCCGAGGACAGTAGGGCCGCCGATGCCCCCGTAGACCCGTCTGGAAGGCTCCAGGAGGCCGTTACAGCGGGGAGCCTGACCGAGTACTGGGTCCGCTCCATATACCCCCCTGCTTCGAGCACGGTCGAGACGGCGGGGTCGGAGATGAGGCAGAAGAAGGTGATGGCCCCAGAGTTGGCCGACCCGGCCACGCCGAAGTCCGCCACCATCTCTTTGGCGTCATTGAGAAACTCGGTTCCGTAGAGGCTCATCCTATACTTGCCCGGATTGGTAGGGGGCACAAAAAAGGCCCCCATTGCTGGGAGCCTCGTTTGTTTGCCTTGCGGCGGCTGATTAGGCCGTGGTGAGGCGGTTGAGCGAGGTCGCGCGACCGACAGCGGCACCGAAGAGCAGCGTGGCGGTGACGTTGTAGTAGCCGGACTGCTCCTGGCCCATGAGGACCTGGACGCCGAGGCCGGTGTCGGCGTCGACAGCGTTGGCAACTTCGAAGCCCGGGATTTCGGACATCGGGAGGGCCGAGGCGACAGCGATGGCGTCAGCGCCGCACGAGAAGCCAGCGAGGCTTTCCGCGTTGGCAGGGAGGCTGTTCCACTGGTAGACCGAGGCGCCAGCGAGGGTGCCAATCTGGCCGGAGGTCAGGATGCCAGCACCGAGGACGGAGTTACCGATGATGGTAGCGTCGGCGAGAAGGCCGTTAGCGTAGGTCGGGTTAAGGATGAACGCGCGGGGTTCAGCGGCCTTGGCGGCGTCGAGCACGCCCTTGGAGGCGACGACTTCAGCGTAGGTCAGGCCAGCGCCGGTGTTCGTGCCAGAAGCGAAGTTCGCAACGGTGATGAGCGCGCCGATTTCAGCCAGGCACTTTTCAGCGAGGGCGTTGGCGGCGGTCGGGACGAAGGCGTTGGAGAGGAACTGAGCGCCATACATCTTGACGTCGAGGGGCGAGAAGCGGCTCGACACCTTAAAGTGCTTGAGGGTGACGTTGGCGGCGGTGATCGTCGCGTCGTCTTGGGTGAGGTAACCGCCGGTCGAGAACTCGGTGGCGGTGGAGGTGCCGATCAGCGGAACCTGGACCGTCTTGCCGGCGCCGGATTCGGCAGCGGTGAAGACGGACGAGAAGGCGCGGAGGGCCGGGAGCTTGCCCTTGAGGGAAGCGATGACGCTTTCAGCGAGGATGCTGGGAGCGACTGCGATGGAGTTAGCCATGATGTGTTAGGATAGGGTGAGGGTTGAGGGAAATTAGATGCAGGCCTTGATGATGGCGTGCTTATGAGCGGCGAAGTATTCGTTGCGCTCTTTGGAGCCGACCGCCAGGGACATGAAGGTGGCGAGGTGGTCGACGGCTTCGGCGGTGGGCTTGCCATCCGCAGGGCTGAGTTCGACCGGGGAGACGCCGACGGAGGCCACGATCTTGGCGGCTTCCTTGGAGGCGCTGACCTTGCTGGCTTCGTGCTCGGCGACGAGGGCCTTGAAGGACTCGGACTCCTTGACGGCCACTTCGAGGGCGGCGGTCAGTTCGGCGAGCTTGGCGTCCTTGGACGCGGCTTCGACCTTGAGGCTTTCGAGTTCGGCAGAGACGCCGACCGTCATCTTCTCGACAGTGGTGCGGAGGTCGTCGCGTTCGGCGGTGAGGCCAGAGACGGCGGCGGTGGCGGCGAGCAGCTGTTCTTCGATGGTCATCTTAGATTTGCGGTTAATGGAATTAGAACGAACGCAGGGCGTCGTTGAAAGAGTCGGCCAAGCCCGTGACCAAGCCCTGGGCGGCGGCCTGCTTGCCGGAGAAGGTCTGGCCTTCCATGGCCTCGGCCTTCACCATCTTGCGCTTCATGTTCACGGCTTCCTTAAACTCGGAGTGGATGGTTTCGACGGATGCTTGAAGATTCTGCATTTGGTCCTCATTCAAACTGGTACCTTCGATTCCAGCCCCCTTGAATTTTCCGCTTTTTAGGACCACCATCTTGATACCAGCCATCTTGGCGGCTTCGGAGTAGTCAGGGATGGCCATGTAGACGCCGATGGAGCCTACGGAACTTGAGGGACTGGCGGTCACTTTATCGCTAGCCGAGGAAATCCAGTATGCGGCCGATGCCATCTCGCTATCGGTATAGGCCATCGTGGGCTTACCGAGGTTGCGAATCTTGTTGGCCAGTTCCTCGACGCCGGTGACCGTGCCACCAGGGGAAGAGACTTGGAAGGCAATCTTCTCGACCGCAGGGTCGGCAGCCATCGCGTCGACCTGATCAGACAGGTCGTTGATGTCCACGGCGCCCATCATCTTTTCGAGCGGGGACAGGCCCTTGCCGATTACGCCGACTACCGGGATGATGCCGATGCCGTCGACGACGTAGGGCTTAGGGGCCACGCCGAAGAGCTGCGCGAGCATATCAGTGAAGCCGAACTTCTCGGCGAGGACCGCGTGGTCTTTGGCCTTGGTCGGGTCGATGAGAAGGGGCTCGCGGCCCGACAGTCCGTTGGTGAGGAAACGCATAAAGTTAGGAGTTGGGTTGGTCTTCGGATTCGGGCTCTTCCTGGTCAGAGGGTTCGTCCTCCATCTCGGGGGACTCAGGGCCTTCCATGACGTCGCCGCTGATCGTGCCGACCGGGGTGTTGGACGGACGGAACAGCAGTTCAAACGGGATGCCGTATTGCTCGGCCAAGTCCTTGATGTGGACCATATCGGACGCGCGCTTGGCCATCTCGGTGCGGAAGTCTAGGCCGCGCTGGGCGTAGAGCTCAGACATGGACAGCAGGCCCATCTCGACGTCAGCCCGGTCGTTCGCGGCTTCGCGGCCAGCGTCGACGGTGACGGACTTCGGGGTCGTCCAGGATACGCGGTTCCAGTCCGGGTCGTCAGGCAGTTCGCCGGCGGCGATGCCTTGGCCGATGATGTAACCCCACGTCGGAACGCAGAAGTTCTCGATCATGATGGTCTGATACTTCGAGAAGACGCGGCCAGCCTTGGCAGTGATGAGGCGGACGGTGGCGCCGCCGAGCTTGGATGAGTCGCCGACGAACTCGTAAGGCAGGACGCCCTGCGAGATGTCTCGTTCCAGCGCCGCGAGGAAGCCGGTGAAGGTGGCGTTGGGGCGGTTGCTCTGGAAGGACGTCATGTCCTCCCCGGGCTCAAGGGCGATGAGTTTGCCGCCCATCGTGTTGGCGAGGTTGGCGTAGGAGCCTGTGCCGGTCGCCCCCAGTTCGTTGGCCATGTCGCCGTCGAGGATGCCGCCAGCCTTCTTGATGATGCGGGTCACGTCGCCGTTGTCCTTCACGGCCTGCTTCTCGAGGGCGAGGATTTCCATCTCATCCTGGATGCTGTTGATGCTGTGCTGGAGCAGGGGCACGCCGCGAGCGCCGGAGGCGTACTCCTGGTCGACCACCATCATCATCGACTGAGCGAGGATCTGGCGGGACGAGCCGTCGGAGCGGTAGATGTTCACGGCGATATACTCGCCATAGGGACCGAACTGGATGCCGTCGTGCATACCCTCGGGCACCTTGCCTTCGAGAGGGTCGCCGACGCGGTGACTTTCCATCAGCTGCAGCTTCGCTTCCCCGGCGCCGTTACGCACCTTGGCGGCGAAGGAGTCGCCGTCGCGGATCATACCGCGGAGAAGGATGGACTGAGCCTGGTAGAACGAAAAGCGGTTCGTGATGTCGATGCGCTTGGCCTTCTCGGCGAAGTAAGCCTCGTAGCGTTCCTGCATCTCCGGGGTCGACGCGTGGCTCTGCGGCTTGATGCCGTCGCCCACGGTGTAGAGGCAGATGTCGGCCAGAATCTGTTTGAACAGGCCGGAGTTCCGCTCGGCCCAGCGGCACTTGCGGACCATCGTCAGGCGGTCGTAAGGAGTCAGGTCGCGGCGGAGGTCACGCGGTTCGGCGCCGTAGGCCGCACGGCGGGCACGCGTAACGCCGATGCTCTGCCAATCGCCGTAGGAGGCCTGCGGCTGCGGGGCGGTCGGGGCAGGCGTCACCGGCTTGGGACGCAGGCTGACGGTCTTAATCTTCTTGCGGATGGCCATGGAAATTAGTCCTGACGGTTCTGCCAGTCGGTCGAGATGATCGTGCGACGAGCGCCGTAGGTCGAAGGGTCGAGGCGGCTCAGGGCGAACATAGCCTCGGCGAGCATATCCTTCGGGGGCATGGCGAACTGCTTGGACGCGGACGAGCCTGAGTCGGAGTAGGACATCAGGGTCTTACCTTCGGTGATCATGGAGACCGCCTTGGCTTTGATGTCTAGGAGTTCGCACTCCGTAAGTCCGATAAAGAGTCCAGAGGCCATTTAAACTTGCCGAGAATGGAAGTTAAAAGGGGGGTGCGCCGCCCAGCCCACGCCATGAGTCTCTTCCTCCCACGACACTAAACGACGCACCCTTGCTGATAGCGTGCCAAGGGTCATGACGGTTGCAAGTCGGTTTCGGCAGTTTCCCGCCCGGCGATGCCCCAGCGGACGGCCGCCAGCAGGGCGAGGATTTCAGTATCGAGGGCATGGTTGTCCTTCTTGCCCTGGGGAAGTATCCACATGGGCTTGCCGGTGCGCTTGTCCTTTACGCGGACTTCGGCGCTCAGCTGCTCGACGTACTCGGGGGTCGCGTCAAGGGCGTAGGTCCAGACGCGGCGAGCCCGCAGGCCGTGCAGGAGGTCTTTGCCGGCAGTGGCCGAGTGGACGATCAGGATGGCCCGCTGCGGGATGCCAGGGACGACGATGGACTGCTTCTCGGAGTAGAAGCGGCGGGTCGTGTTGCCGGACTTGTCGGTGACCGCGAAGTCGTCGGAACCTGAGCCCTTGGCGGTCTTCCAATTACGCTTAGCCGTCTCGCGGTAGACCTCGGTCGTATTGTCGCCTGAGTCGACGAGTACCATGGCATGATGGACGCCGTGCTGCTTGGCGAACGCCTCGACGTTGCCCCATGAGTCGATACGGGCGAAGGCCATCAGGCGGCTATGCCCGGTCTTAGCCCATCGGCGGACAGTCACCCAGAAGTGGCCACGCTGGACGTCGACCCCCATCGTGCGGAAAGGGATGCTCCCGGGCACGGCGTCCTTCTGCTCGACGACGCGGGCCTTCGGCGTGATCGCGGCCTCCGCGTCCCAAGGGTCGGCCATCTTGTAGTTTGCGGCCTCCGCCAGCGCCACCATCTCGCCGCCCTCTTCGCTCCAGGGTAACGCCAGCCGCTTTTGCTTGAAGATGCGCCGCGGTTCCTCGTCGCCGTATTGGTCGACGGACTCCTTGGCCTTGAGCATCAGCACGCCGAGCTCGCCCCAGCTCATCGTCGCAAGGCTGTTCCAATGCAGGCCGATGTGCCCGGAGTTGGCGGCGGCCGATGTGGCCACGAAGGTTCCGCGGGCGTTGGCCTCTAGGCGGCTTGCGTTCGTGTCGGGCAGATGCGTCCGACAGGCCGCGCACTCGTAGGTCGTGCCGACGCTGACCTTGTGCAAGTCCCACGTGCCGGTCGCCTTGGCGTCCTCGGGGAACCTGATCTGTTCCCAGACCCACGGCTGAAGGTGGTCGCACTTCGGGCACCTCATGTTCCAGTCACGTTGGTCGGTCGTCTCGTGGAGCTGATGCCACTCTGAACCGGCCCTCCCGCCCTGAGATAAGAAGATGCGTTTGCCCATCCAGCCGAACGCCGTCACGCGCGCGCTCAGTTCCGCCAAGTGTCCGGGCGGCGCCATCCAGCACTCGTCGGCGATGGTGTAACGCAGGGACAGGCGCTGAAGGTTGGCCTCGTTCCAGATGCCGCGACAGTAGAGCGTCATGCGGTCGAAGTCCGCAGTGGTGGAGCGGTCGAGGTCGTCGCCAGAGAGACGCGCCTTCACCGGCGGGCAGTTGTTCCAGACCGGGCGGAGGTAACGCAGGGCGAAGTCCTTGGCCTCTGGGTCCGTGGCCTGAAGCACCATCGTCGGCCCAGGTGCGTTGGCGATGATGTGACAGGTGAGCAGGCGGGCAAAGAGGGACTTGCCGGACTGGATGCTGGCGAGGACGGTGAGGAGTTTGGTCTCGGGATCGGCGGCGATGCGTAGCGCCTCGGCCACCCACGGCGTGCGCTCGGAGCGGAACGGCCCGGGCATCGGTGAGTCAGGGATGGCGTGGACGTTGGACTCAAGCCACTCCACCACGTCGCCCGAGTCTGACGGACGCAGCACGTCACGGCCTACGCGGAGCAGGTCGGCCTTATTCATCGGTGGACAGGTCGGCCTTCACGCGGCGCACCCAAGCCTCGAGAACTTTCACCGCCTTCGCCGGGTTTTCCGGGTTGCACCCTTCGGCCACGTCGAGGGCGAGTTTGTCGAGTCGGTTGACGATGCCCGCAGTCATGTCGCGCATGGCCTCGGTGGCCTCCTTCGCAGAGATGAAGTCTCGGGCGAGGATGACGCGGCGTTCCTGTTCGGCCTCGAGCTGCACGAGCGAGCGCAGGCTGGCGTTATAGGCTGACTGGTATTTGCCCTGGTTGGTGTCCCCTTGTTCCATGGCCGCCTGCCAGACTCCGCGGGCCCGACCCACTAAGGCCCGGTGCTCTTCGATGGTCGAAGACAGGGAGCCGTCGTCGAGCTGATCGGGTGGTGTCGGAGCAAGCCGCACCCGGGCGTCTTCCTGCGATTGCCTCCAAGCGGTGGCGGCCTCGACTGAGTCGATGGGCATACCCTTCTTGACCAGGATAGAGACGCGCTGGCGGGTCAGGCCAAGGGCTTCGGCAATCTCAGTTTGGCTGGGCATCGTTCTGAACGGTGTTAACCCACCAGACTAGTTGGGACATCTTGATGACTGGGATGCCGTAGGACAGGCACTCGGTGACGTAGAAGGCGGCAGGCTCGATGTCGTCCGGCAGCAGGACGCAGACGAAGCGCTTGTTTAGGTGCTTACGATAGACAAGGCACTGAGCTAGGGCGGTAAGCATACCTTGCGACGAGCATTCTTTCTTAGTCTCGATTGCCCAATTATAGCCGGCCAAGTCTGCCCGCATCTGACAGCCAGGAACCTGCACCTCGCGCTGGATGTGGCGAGCGTGCATGATATTTGCGTCCTTGAGCATCTGCTCTGCTTCGATCTGCATATGCAGTTCTGACCCGTGCGACCTTGAATACGAGCGATCGTCCCACTTGGACTTATTCGGGCTAGGCTTGAACTTATGAATAAGCACCTGGTCTCGCTTACACTTGTCGTAAACACCGGCTTTGCTGATGGCCCTTCTGACCACCTCGCGTGAGTGCGTAAAGTCAAAAGCCTTACGCGTTGAGTGGATAGTTCCGCAGCGCTTGTACGCTTCGACGATTGCCGCGTCTCGCTTGGCCTTTTCGGCCCGGGCGGACTCGGCGAGCTGCCGGGTTTTCAAATCACAGGGCTTCATTGTCAACAGGCTGTTTTGTCGTGGTGACCACGTAAGAAAAGGTCGTGGTGACGGGCCACGCGTGACGTAGGGGGGGGTCTAGGAGACTCCTTAGAGGG